GTAGTCGGCCCAGCCCCCCAGCGGCATCATGGTATTCCGGTATGAGCCCCCGAGCGCCTGCGCGCAATCTTCGATGAGCGGGGTGCCCGGCAGCAGGCGTACGAATCCGCCGACATCGGCCGGCATGCCGCCGTAGTGGACAATCGAAACCGCCTTGGCTTCGTTCAGGCCGTGAGCGAGTGCGTATTCGAGACTCATGTTGAGCGAGTCTTTCTCCACGTCCACGAACCGGATCTTGGCCCCGCGATAGAGCAGCGCTTCGTTGGCCGCCGTACACGTAAACAGCGGTGCGAGCACCGTATCGCCCGGCTCGATTCCCGCCAGGATGTAGGCGAGGTGCAGCGCCGCGGTGCAGGAACTGACCGCCACCGAGGGGCGCCCGCCGGCGATCTGCCGGGAAAACTGGCGCTCGAATTCGTCGACCTTCGGCCCCTGCCCGATCCAGCGCGAGCGTAACACCTCCGAGACGGCCGCGATGGCGGACTCCGGGACGTAGGGCTGCATCAATACGATGGGCCTGCCGCTCACGCCGCTCCTTTCTTGGCACTCCGATACTTTTCTCCGGAAATCCGGATCGTTCCGCGTGCATCCTTCCACGCCTGATCGCGCGATAGGCCCGGATACTTCTGCATCAATTGCCGCGCCAGTGCCAGCACGTCTTTGTGCCATCGCTCCGCTGGACGTCTGAGTTTGTGAACGCTCATTCCGCCCCGCCGCGGTCCTGGATACCGGACGAACCCTCTGTATTTGCGTGCCGGCTCACAGGGCTATCCGCGTTCGTGTTGGGCAGCGGGTAGGCTTGCAATCCGGCTTCGAACGACCATGGTGCCCCGCCCTGCATGCTGACGAATCCTCTCTCCCCTTCGATCGCCCAGGGTGAGATCCGGTAATGATTCGACAGATAGGCGATCCGGTCCGTCAGTTTCCGCTCCCTCATGAAGCGTCTTAAGGGATCGCAAGTGGCATTCCAGGACGACAGGGCCTCCATTCCAACCGGTGTGTCCGATTGACCCATCCGTGTCATGCCGAGCCGCCCCAGGTCGATCTTGCCGCCCAAAAGGTCCAGCATTTGCGGCGTCCAGAATTCGAACGAACCGCGCAGGTATCCTTGCGGTGCCTCGGGATATTTGCTGTGCGAAACGATCAGCCAATCGGACGACGACGCAACCGCTGCCAGGAACTTGAATAGATCGGTGCGCGGCCGGAAGTACGTATCGTCGTGGCAGAACAGGATCAGGTCGTAGTTGCGGTAGTCGTGCGTCTCCAGCCATTGATTGAAGAAACCCCAATCGCCTACCGTGTTCGGTTCTTCCCGATAGCGCCATCCCAGGCGATGCAGCCACGCGGTGTCCGCATAGCGGCCGTAGAGTTCGCGGTCCACCCGGCCCAGCTCGCCCGGCAGCGCTTCGAGAATCGCGCGCTTCTCTTCCCGCACAACCGGCAGGTCCGGGGAACGGTGCCCCACGGCGAACAGGTCCGCCGCGCCCGCCTGCTTCGAGACGGATGCGAAGAAGTGGAGCGGCCAGTGCCAGCCTCCGGCGACGACGGCGAGTCTCACGGAAACAATTCCTTAAAGTGCGAATGTGTCCGATCGCATCCCCAATTGTCCACGCCCCATTTTTCGATGAAACGCCGCAGGTTCGGACGATAATCTCCACCGGCGCCGCCCTTTGCTCGGAAACTCGATGCGAGAGAGCCGTGATCCACATAACAACCGTCGTGAATGCCGATCTTCAATCCCGCCTTGCGCACGCGCAAACAATAATCGTCGTCTTCGCAGCCATACGAAATAAACCGTTCGTCCAACAGGCCTACGTTTTCGAGCGTGCGCCTGGGAACGAGAACCGCCGTGAAACAGACCATGCGCTTGTCCTGGCGCAACCCGGCGAGCAATCCGCCACGAATGCCAGCGCCGTAGATACCGCCGCCCTTGATCCGTGACTGATTGGGATTCCCGACGTTGTTGCATGTGGCGCCGATGATGCCGAACTCCGGGTAGTCTTCGGCGGCCTGTTGCATCAGCGTGAAGCCGCCGGGGGATTGGAGCAGCGCGTCGTCGTTGAGCACGATCACGTCGTCAGACCCGGCTGCCCGGATGCCGATGTTCACATTGCGCGCGAAGACGAAAGGCTTCTGGCCGGCTACGAGGTTGGCGATCTTGCAGAGACATCCGACGCCGGGGCATTCCTCAAGCGCCAGACGCGCTAGGGCATGATCGTCGAAATCGCTCACCACGATGATGTCCGCGACTTCGCCAGCCGCACGGATCGCCTGAACGCAGGGGATCAGATTCGATGCCGTCTTCGAGGGGACGATGACCGAGAGATCGTTCTTCATGGTACGGCGATTTCATAGATGCGCCGCCAGATCGATTTCTTTGCAGCATCCTTGATCATTTGCTGCACGAACAGATATCTGGCGACTCCGGGGCAACCGGGGGTATGGTCGATGTATTCAGGAGAGCAATTCGTGGACTTCACTCCACCGCATTCTTCGCATCGCGCTTCCGTCATCAACTCCCGCGTCAAGATATCCTGACCGCTCAGGCCCGGCAGGCAGGCATACAGCAATCGGTCCAGGTCAGAAGCCGACAGCCATATACCCTTGGCCGTGCTGCGTCCGCTGAATAGCTGATAATCGCCGCCGCTCATTTCACGGCCTCGATCACCACCTGGATCTCAGTCACGTACCCGCCGAACTTCCGTTCGCAGCGTTGCGTGGGAATGTGTCCGCGGGAGGTGAGGTTCAAAATGCGGAAATCTGCCTTCACTCCATAGTAGGCTGAATTGCGGAAGCGCTCCCGTTCCGGCACTCCCGGCACATAGTATTCGAAGTCGCTGCAGGTCCAGTAGGAACAATGCGTCGGGTCGCAATGCCCTCCGTCTCCCAGGGTTGCGTGAGGGACCTGGATGCGTGCGATCCCGCCCGGCTTCAGCACGCGCCACAGCTCGTTCATGGTGTGGCGCTTATTTGGCAGGTGTTCGAAGACGTCGTATGCCAGCACTTCCTGGACGCTGGCTGTCTCCCACGGCCACGGCTTTGTAAGGTCCGCGATCTCGTCCGCCGGCGGAACGATATCGACCGAAGTGAATCCGGGGAATCTCCGGTCGCACGCACCCAGGTTCAGTTTCATGAGGAGTTCGCAGATTGAGGCTGACTCTTGGATCTCCGCGCCCGCCCATCCGTTGACGAACGGGCGCAAAGAGAATCGCCAGAGTTGGGTTAGTTGTACAGCACGCGGAAATCGAACTTGGCGTCGGTGACCCCTGCGTTCGAGATATAGAATGCCGTGACGTTGGTGCCGAAGGGGCAGGCGTTGTGATAATCCGAGCCCCACACCACGCCGGCGGTCTTCTTCACCGTGAACGAATCGGCGGGCGGTGAGATCGCGTTGGTCTTGACGGTGACGTCCTCGGAAGCGGCCATGACCAGGGATTGAATCCCGGCCACCGGGAATTCGATGGCAACCAGCAGGTCCACCGAGCCGGCGGGCACTACGAGCGCCACGCCGGCGTCGTGCGTGCCGGTGTAGGTGCCGGTTTTGGTGGAGACGGTTTTGCCGTTGCCCGAGTACGAAATCGAGATCGTATCGGTGAAGATATTCGTGATTGCAGCCATTGTTTTGTTTGGTGTCCTTTTAGAGTTGAGTTGCGATTTGTAACGGGTCGAATTGCTTCACCGCCGGGAACTGGGCAGGTGAAAAAGCGCGGGCGGAAAAAGAACGGTCAGTCGAGGAGCGCCCAGCGGCGGCCCATGGTCTTGGGGCTGGTGTTGCCCGGGTGAATCGTGGCGATCAGCAAATCGCCGGCGTCCACCGAGAGAATGCCCGAGACGCGGCCCGTAACCGCTCCGTCCTCGCCGACCTGTCGATCGGGGAACGGATGCGCCATCCAGAACCGGCGCGTGTAGCAGAGCGAGGTGCCAAGGGCATCGGCGCCGTGCAGGGGGCCTGTATACTTCCAGCGCTTCCCGGTATCCCGGTCCTCGAAGATCATGGAGTGATAACCGGTCAACCCGCAGTTCGCTTGACTCAGGCGTTCTACCTGATCGGCCATCCGTTCCGGCGAACTCCAGTCGTCGTCATCCCAGTGCATCAGGACGTCGCCCGAGGCCCGCGAGCAGCAGAGGTTTCGTTTGGCGCCGATCGATAGCCTGCGCTTCAACCGCTCGTAGTAAATTCCTTCGCCTGCGATTCCATCCGGAAAACTCGGGTTGTCCGCATCGTCCAGGATCGCCAGTTCTTTCTCGGGCCAGGTCTGCGAGAGAAAGCATTCCAGTGCGCGTTGAGCGAATTGCGGGCGCCCGCGCGTGGGCATGATGGCACTGACCAACACGATGTAATTCTCTTTGGCCTTTTACGTCTGCGGAGCGGGCTTGCGCGGGAGCCCAGCCAGCGTTCAGAAAATCAGTTGGTCCAGTCCCAGCAGGTCGTCCACCATTAAGGCGTGCTCCCGCATGACTCCGAATCCTCCGGTGCCTCCGGCGGCTTCGCGGTTCTGATACCAGTGCCCGACCAACAGGCCCATCGCCAATTTGATGCACGGGTCGATTTCATCAGACGGAGAGAGCAGCGCCGGTCCCGCCACGTATTGGATCTTCACCGCGTTCTGGTTCTGCGGCGTGAACGACGGGTAAGACACTCCGTAATTCGGCACCAGCAGTCCGGGGGTGCGGGAGGTCTCGGCCCGGTAGTTGGAGGCATCCCACAGGGCGGCGACACCGTTCGAATCGCTGTAGTAGACCGACAGAATGGAGCGCAACGGCGTGGCCCTCGGCAATTCGATCGCAAACGCCGACAGGCCGATTCCCAAATTGCTTCCCGGATAGGGCAGCACCAGGCCGTCCAACGGATAGTGCGGGAACCAGTCGATGGAATATTCCAGGGTCTGCTCGACCAGGCAATAGCTTTTCCTGCGCTCGCAGAAGCGCCGGGCCGCGCCGATCAGGAGATAGAGGTAGTCGTCCTCGTCCGAAAAATCCTGCTCCAGCCGGATCTGCTGCTTGGCCTCGGCCAGAGACAGGGGCTCCATCGCGGGCGGGGTGACCACCCGCAGCACGGGCACACGATGGTTCCAGGGCAGGATGCGCATGAGAGTTATTTCGAGCGGACGATGAATTCGAACGGATGGCCCTTGTCGCCGGACACCTGCATGGCCTTGTTTTCGGGCGCCTGCATGGCCTTACGCTCCGCTAAGGAGCGCGGCGGGCGGTAGACGTAGGCGAGGCCGCGCGATTCCAGGGACTCGGCGGTCTCTGCGTCGGTCTCGAACTGCTGGCCTGGGTCTACGCAGCCGTAGTCCCCGGTCAACTGGCGGATAGCGATCAGTCTTGGCATAAAGGTTTCTTTTTTTGTTCGGACGATCTGCTCGCGGGGCGGAGGTGCCAGCGCGGCGTCACGGTGTTTGCTGGAGGCTCTGTTTGACGACTGCGCGGTCCTGGATAACTCCGTGCGCCCGCGCTTTGCTGGCGCGCGGGCGCACGGGGCTAAACGGCGTTTGAGGGTTAGACGAATGTGCCTTGGATGAAGGCGTCGGGCCGTCTGACGGGCAGGCCCAATCTCTCTTCGCAGAGGATGGTGGCCATGTTGTCGGTGAAATTGGTGCCGTGCTCGAAGGAGATCAGCACGGTGGCGGCCATGCGGTCCACCAATTCGGCGGCGGTGGAGAAGCCGCCTACCAGGAACTGGCCCACGCTCATGGAATCGGATTCCACCACGGGGAGGCCCCAGACGAACTTGATCTGCGTGCCGGTCTTGGGATCGCCGAGGATGTACAAGCCGGTGTTGGCCCCCGACTGATCCACCTTGATCAATTCGATTTTCTCCATATCGGTCGGATGGAGAACGATGCCGTCCGGAGCGTAAGTGTCCAACCCGGCCAGGCGCGCCTGCAAGATGGCGTGGCGGAGCTGGTCGAGCCGCGTGTCGGCCGCCACGTGCAGCGCGGTGTTGTACGCGGAGGCCTGCGTGACCAGGCCGCTCAGATGCTGGCCCAGCCCGTCGCCCGCCAGGATTTCGGACTCTTCCTTGACCTTCAGTCCGTAGATCAGGTTCGAGTCGATGTTGCCGCGCAGCCAATCGATGTCGTCCAGAGCCTGGCGCGAGACGTTGATGAAATGCGCCACGGTTTTGACGGAGCCCGATTGCACGGTGTAGGTGTAGGTCGATTCCGCCTTGGTCGTCGATTCGATCTGGGGAGAGGCGTTATTGGTGCGCGCCAGCTCCTTGACCCAGTCGAAGGAATTGCCGGTGGTGAGAGGCCGGACGGTCAACAGATCGCGGATGCGCAGGGCCTGCCGCGCGAGGCCGGTGATGCCGGGCAAACGCTGCGGCATCTGCACGCCGCTGGTCCCGGTGCCGACTCCGACCGTGGTGATGGCGCTCTTGCGGCCGGGGATTTCGATCTGGGGCAGACAGCCCTTCACGGCGAAGGGAACCTTGGTCTGTCCGAGCCACTGCAATTTCTGCGCGGCCTGGAAGGTTTCGCTCGAGATAACCTGCTCGCCCGCGCTCTTGCCTTCGGTCGAAACGGAAGCCGCGCTGCCGGGACGGGTCGAGTCCAGCTCCAGCTTGTCGAGGCGCGCGAACAGGCGGTCGATCTTCTCTTTGGTCTCGGGGTCGATCGAGCCCTTGGTCTTCTGTTCGTCGATGCGCGCGATGAGGGCGGTCGAGAGGTCGCCGAGCGCCTTGGCGTGCTCGGTTTTGGAAGCGGCCATCGCAGCCAGCGTGGCGGTGCGGATGTCTTCCATCGCTTTGATTTCTTCGGGGGTCATGGATTCGTGGTTCTCCTGTGGGTGGTTCTGGGGTCGGTGAGGATTGTTGGATGGGGGGTTGCGCCGTTACTGGGCGTTCAGTTGCTGCTTCCACTCCTGCGCGAAAGCATCGAACCACGAGTGGGAATCGGGACCCGGCTCGGTAGTTGGTGGGGCGGCTGCCGACTTGCCCGCATCGGCGGAGTCGAGCAGTGCCTGAAGGGAACTTTTGCAGGCTTCCAGCGAAGTCATGCTGTCGGCGATAATCTTGCGGTTGGCGGCCGAGAGCATGGCCCCCGCTTTGGTTTCGATCCGCTTGGCCATCGCCATCCAGCCCATGCCTTCGGAGGTTTCGAGGGCCAGCAGCGCCGGCAGCATTTCGAGATACGCGGCCTTGAACTGGTCGATGGAATCGGCGGCGGCCGAGAGTTTCTGCTCGTCCGACAGGGCCGAGTCGTAGCGGCACGAATCGAGCGCGCACGACAGCGCCGAGCGCATCTGGTAGGAGGCGGAATAGAGCTGGATCTCCTGCAATTCCTCGTTGAAATCGTCCTTGGTATGGAGCGCCTGCCGGGCTTTGACGGAGGACACGAGGGCCTGGAGGTTCATGGGAAAGGTCACGAGCGAGCCTTCCCAGAGCCGCAGTTCTTTCAAATGGCGGATGCCCTTATCGACGGAATCCTGGATCGTGTCGAAGCCGATGGAGAGGCCTTTGATCACCTTGGCCTTGAGCAGGAGATACGCGGTTTTGGCCTGCGGCACTTCGAGCAGCAGGTGCCCGGAAGCGATCAGGCCCTCGGGCGAATCCTTCAATTTCATGATGCCGATGGGCTGCGCGGGATCGTGCTGCCACAGCATGGGCACTTCGCCGCCACTCTCCTGCAATGTCTTGGCGAAGGCGCCGCGCTCGATCAGATCGCCGCCCAGGTCGACGTTGCCGTAGGCCGCGAGGATGCCTTCAAAAGTGCCGTCCTCCTGCAATGCCTTGACTTCGAGCGAGAAGGATTTGGTCTCGCGCTTCTTGGGTAGAAGGGATTTCGTTTCCAACATGTTTTTGAAATGCACCTCGTGGAAAAAATAGGATTAGGGCAAGCCCTTTGAGCTAGAATTCAGAGCAGCGATTTCGGACGCGGTCCGGGAACGAAGCCTTCCGGCTGCGCAGCTTGCGCCGCGGGCGCCGGTAGGGGCGCAGCATGATGTCCCAGCTCACCAGGCACCACACGGGATCGTCGGATTCTAATTCGGGGATCATGGCGTATTACCCTCGGAGTGAATGATGAAAAACACTTGCCGGATCTGCACGCAAGAGATGCGCGAGCCGGATGGCTCGGGACATCATTTGCAAACTTCGCCGCTCGATGGAACGCTGTGCCTCGGATGCTGGCTGGCAATGGTTCAACGAATCGGTAAAGTCCCGCTCTCGTTTTGCGCAAGCGTAGCCCCCGAGGCGACATCTTGCACCGTCGCCATATTGAGCTGTATAAAATGGTTTTGGCCGCCCTCGACCGGATTCAGATTGAGGAATTTGCGGACTTCGTTGATCGAGAAGACGCCTTTTTCGAGCAGCTTCCGCCAGGCTTCCGATTGCGTGCTCAAGTCCCCGCGCGTCAGCGAGGCTAGTTCCATCTCTGCCCAGACCCGGTTGGCGGTCTGTTCGTCGGTGGTCAGGAGGCAGCGCCAGACGGATCGGCGCCAGCGGTCCGCCCAGGGACCGATGGTGTTGCTCACGTAATCGATGCCCTGATGCTCGATGTTGTTGTTGGTCGATCGCTTCAGTTCCGCCAGCTTGTGCGGCGGCAACCGCAGGATGCGGCAGACTTCCTCGATCTGATGCTGGCTCAATTCGCGGAGTTGGGATTCGACGTTCGAAGGCGTGATCTTCTCAATCGTCATGCCGTCCTGGATGACCGCCGGCTCGTGAGAATTCCCCGTGCCCCGGTGCCATTGCTTCCAGGCTTCCTTGAAAGCCTTCAGGACTTCCGGACCCCATTTCTCACTCCCCGGCGGCCGCGTAAGCACCACGCCCGGCGTCGCGTCGTTGACGAAATACCGGCCGCGGTATTCGTCCACGGCGAGCGTGATCCCCAGGACGTGGCGCATCCGCATGAGCGTGTTCTCGCCCTGCAATCCATCCAGGGTCCAGCCCTTCAGGTGAAAGACATCGGTGCGCGCGTAGGTCTTGTCTTTTCCCGTCGCCGAATTGATGTAGAACAGTTTGCCGGCGCTGTCGCGGACGATGCGCGTCTGCTCCGGCTGCCACGGCCAGAGATACACGGTCTGCTGGCCGCGCTGGATTTCGGCGAACCCGTTGCCCGTCATGAGCGCGTGCGCCGTGAGGCTTTCCACGAATTCCCCGGCTGAGATTTCGGGGTTCACCAGATCGTGCAGGGTGGTGTAGAGCGGGTGCTCGTAGAACTTATCGATCTGGGTCCGGTCCTGCGAGCGTCGATACACGAAGAAGGGCAACGCACCCAGGTCTTCCGAAATGATTTTGACGCCGCAGAAAAACGCGCTCGATTGCAGCGCCGTATCCCGCGAGATGAATTGCCCGGCGTAGGAGCCGTAGGCGTTCCATCCCGGAAGGTGAAAGCCGTTGCGCTCGTACCAGCCGCCCGCGCCGTATCCCAGGCCCAGCGTTCCGCCGACCCCGGTGCTCAGCAGATCCATGCTCTTCAATCCGGTGGCTTTTTCGAGCGCCCAGCAGGCCGCCCGGATGGCGCGCGGGTTCTCCGCCCGGTCCAGCAGTTTAATCAGCGTGGGAGTGATCGGCATTCGGCTAACTTCGTTTTTCTGGGTGTCGGAACGGCCAGAGCAATTCTTTCGTGACGGCTTCGAGACGGATGCAGGTATCGCAGCCGCCGGGCTGTCGAGTGCAATCCAAGACGTGCGTCAGCAGTTCGGCCAACTGCTCGAACAGTACGTCCGCAATCGGAGCCGCCGGAACATATTGGGGCATCGCGGTGCGATCAGACGAACTCCCACTCGACCGGAGAGTTATCGATCAGGCCCAGTTGACGGTAGATTTTCTCGGAGAGGTCGATGCCCGCGCCGTTGGTCTTGCGCCCGCGCGTGTCCACACCGGTTTCGGCCGCCGGCCGTGCGCCCCCGAACACATACGCGTCGTCGTGCTCGTTCCACGGCCCGGTTTCTCCCACCCAGGCGATCGCCGATCGGCCGTTGGCCGGATTGGTCACCCGCACGAACCGATCCAGCGCTTTCCCGTCCGGCAGCGCCACGAACGGCACTACCGTATCGATCAGGTAGCCGCTCGAAGTAGGGCGTCCGGTGATCGTCACCGTGCCGTCCGCGTTCTGGACCCGTTTGGCGACCAGCCCCTCGCGCGTGGCCTTGACCGCGATCACTTCGGGGCCTTTACGAAGGGCTGCGCCTGCGGCGTGCCGTCCGTGTTGTAGTTCTGCGCGATGCTACCGACCAATGTGTTGACGCCGCCCGATATGACCAGTGGCAGCGCCGTGCCGGTCGAGTAGGCGATGTAAGCGCCCGCTCCGGTAGTGGCGATGTGCAATAGGATTTGAAGCCAGCGTGGCATGTTGTGTATCCTTTAGTGAGGTTGAAATTGCTATGCTCGGGGCATGGCTAAAACTGTTGCCGGGAAGAAAACGACCGCGACCAAAAAGGGCACGGCTCACAAGGCCGGAAAGCCCAGCAAAAACAAATAAGGGTCAGACCGGCGTTTCCCCGAGGCGTTCGAGCTCCATCTCGCGATAGAGCCGGAGGCATTCCGCCAGGCGCGGCGCGTCCGCCAGTTCCACGCGGCAGCGGTCCTGGATCTCCCCGGAGATTGCGGTCTCCGCGTGAGGGTTCAAAGGGCTGGGCATTCTTGTGTTCAGTTTTCTGCCTGCAATCTTTCGAGACAGGCCATCAATCCGTGGGCCAGCTTCAAAGCGCCATCCATCGACAATTTGCATCCGGCCGCCAATTCCCCTTCGCCAGATTCGACGATGGAGGCTTGGTGCAGAATCATTCCCACACCTTCGATGCCGTCCTGCTCGTCCGGGAAGATTTCGATGGCGCAATCCATACGTTTATTTCTTGAGCAGGTTGACCGCGACTCCGACCAAGGTGGCGATCCCGAACCGTAAGATCCAGGTCAGTGTAGATGCCATGGAATTCACCCTCTCATCCAAATCCTTGATCTGTTCGTCGTGGCGCACCACGGTTTCGACTACGGTTGCCTGGTTCATTTCAATCTCGTTTCGAGCGGGGATGCCGTGCAGGGTGGCTGCGAGAAGCCGGCCTGCCTCAAAAGGTATCCCATCACCGCCAGTCCCAGGCGGCTCATCCCCGTCACCCGGCGGACGTGCGCCAGCACCATGCTCACCGAATGCGGCGAGACGCTCAGGCCATAGGCGATCTGCCGGTCGGTGCGGTCCCGGCCGAGCATCAGCACCAGGCGCAATTGCTTGGGGGTGAGAGCCAGCGCCATGGCCTGGTGTTCGACGGAGAGCAGATGGAGCCGGCCCCGCCCGGATGTATCGCCCGGTGACTGGGCGGGTGGGGCATCCGGCGGGGCCAGGCGGCGCGCGTCTTGCTCCAACTCGATCGATTCGGAAATCATGTTTTCAGGGTTTGGCCATTCGGCTCGATAGGCGGCGGCTGTGCGGAGGCGCTACGCTACGCGCTTGAGACGTTCGGGGAGACAGTGCGGCGAGAACCAGATCCGCTCCAGGTGCTTGTTCGCGCGCCCGGCTTTGTCCGATTGCGATCCGTAGCCGCCCGCCGCTTTCCACGGCACGCACTTCCAGGACCGCGGCATTTTGTGCTCGCCTTCGTATCCGCAGAGCGCGATTCTCAGCTTGGGATCGTCGCCGTTGGCGATGGCCCACTCGCGCACTTCATGCGCAATCGAGAGGCTATCCACCGCGTACAGGCCCTTGGCTCGTTTCGCCGTGTCCGCGTACGGCGGATCGAGAAACATGCCGGTGAGTCCGTGCTTGATCGTGACCGATGGTCCTGTGACGCGCTTCCAGTCGCCGCAACAGACACGCACTTTGCGCAGCCGGTCGGCCAGTTGCAGCATGTATTCGATCAGCCCGTTACCTTCGCGACGATTGTTCGGATTGATCGTGGTGCCGAATGAGCCAGGCCCGAGGTGCGGTCGCTGGCGATGCACGCCCATGCCCGCGTCCCCCAGGTGCGGCCGCTGCTTCTTGAGCGGCCGCTCGCGAAGTTCGCACCAGCCCGATCCGATCCACGTGGATTGACCGTGTACCCACCAGCCCGCGATCTTGGGATCGTAGAACTCCGGGTCCGTCATCATCGTCTCGCGGAACTCTTCGCGGTTCACCAGCCACAGATGGCGGGCGTTCTGGTCGGCTTCATTGACCGGTGCGTCGGCGTAATGCGCCACGCCCTCCGGATCGTGTTGCAAGGCCCGCCAGAAGTTAGCGAGGTAACAATCCTTGTCGTTGACTGTCTCGGTCTTCGGCTCATGCGGGCGCCTCAGCAGCACCGCCAGCGAGCCCGCGAACGGCTCGACGTAATTCCGCACTTCGCCGAATCGGGACCAGACCAACTCAGCCGCGCGGCTCTTGCCGCCGAACCAGGGGAAGGGAGCTTTGAGAATGCTCATGCGTTGATGTGTTTCGTAATCGGCTTGCCGCCGCGTTCCTGGATTCCCGCGGCGCTCGCTCAAGTTGCGTTGCAGGTGCAAAGGGCTATCCGTCTTAGCAATCGGTTCAGATGACAATTTGAGAAGGGTCCGAGTAAGCGCTCGGTACGGTGATTGCCAGTAACGCTCGATTCATCCCGGTGACTGTGGCTGAAATCCCGTCGATCCGTTTGGCCGCCGTATCCCTCAGCGGTTTCGCGGGCTTGCAATTGTCGTTCGATATTTCAAGCGACAAACAGGAGGCGTTCCAGGTCAGCACCGGATGGTTGCCGTGAATCAATCGGCGATTCACGACCAGCTCCAGCAGTTTCTTCGTGGGGGCGGATAACGAGGGCGGTCCCTGCCGGACTTCGATGGGCTGAAACCCTTGGTTGTGCAACTGGTTCGCCAGGTCCTTGCAATTCCAGGGATCGTAGCCGATTTCCCGGACGTCGAAGCGCTCCGCGCCCCAGAGCAGCTTCTGTTTCATGGCTTCCGGAATTTCGTCCCGGCGCGGCGTGGCGATCAGAAACTTCCGTTTGATCCAATCGCGCAACGGCTGCCGGGTCTGCCGTTCCAGGATCGGCACGCGGTCTTCGGGAATCCAGAAGAACGGCAGCAGGTACCAGTTCGGATCGCCCTGGAACGGCGGAAACGGAAACACCAAGGCGTTGAAATCCGTGGTCCAGGCAATATCGATGCCTGGGAAGCACGGCCTGTTTTTCAGCTTCCACTTCAGGGCCAGGTATTCGGCGTCGTACTCGGGCCACTTCGAGATATCCTCCGGCCCCGTGCCTTCCTTCCACACCGGAAGTTCGATGGCCGGGTTGTCGCTCGAACCGATCGGAATATTTAAATGCAAGCGGAGATAGTTGTAATACTTGGCCGGCTGCGCGATCGCTTCGAGCATGTGCTCCTCGATGCGCTCGTCCTTGAGAAACCCGCCGTTGTCCTCGTGCGAAGGATTGGCCGCGACCCGGGCTCCCCGCGATTTCCAGTATTCCGGTTCGGACTGGATCCGCTTGGCGTCGGCCGCGTCGATCTCCGCGTAGAACGTGTCCGAGTGCGATATGCCGTCCACGAGTTCCTGCGCATGCTGATGTTCGAGGAACCAGAGCGGCGACTCGAATTGGTTGCCGGCCGTGGTGATCTCGATTACCAGCGGCTCGCTCCGGGAGATATTACCCGAGGTCAGTACCGCGTAGTTGGCTTCCGCCGGTTTCGTTTTCCAGCGGTGCAGCTCGTCCAGGATCGAAAGCGATGGCTCGATGCCGTCGTTTACGTCTCCGTCCGCAGACACCACCTGATAGAACCCGCGTCCGTCGCGCCGGACGATCCGGAGCGTCGATTGCAGGATTTTTAATTTGTTTTCGAATAGGTCCGGGTTCTTGCGGATCAGTTTGCAGGCCGCCCGGTAGACCAGCGTGGCTTGGCTCACCGAAGCCGCGGCGCCGTAGATTTCCGGGAATTCCTCGGTCTCATCCGCGACCAATGCGTAGATCGGCAGGCCGCCGCACAGGAAACTTTTGCCGTTCTTCTTGGCGATCGCGCGGTAGGCCTTGCGGTACTGCCGTCTGCCGTTCGAAGGATCTACCGTGCCGTAGACGTTGCGCAGGAAGGTTCTCTGCCAATCCATGAGCACGAAGCCCAGCGGCGGATAGAGATACCGTTCGAAAAACCGTTCGACCTTACAAGCCCGGCACTGCGGCTTTCCGTTGGCGCGGGATTCGCACCAGGTATCCGATTTGCAATAGGCGCAGGTGTTGGGACGGTAATCGAGCACATCGGAGAAATCAAGAAGACGGTGTTGCCCTTTGCGCCCGCGCGCGAGGGGTGCGGCCTTGCGGAGCGATCCAGGATCGCGTCATGCTGTTGGCAGGCGTAAGCATAGTTGTGTTAGGGCCTAAATCCAAACCGGGCGGTGACGGGGAACGGAGGTAATGGTGAATAAGTTCGGCGGAACAAAAGAAAGGCGCCGCCCGCTTAGGCCCAACCCTGCGATAGACTGATGCCCATGCCGCGCGCCCGCATCGTGCAGCTTTTGTGTCCCGCCCGCCATTGCATCCTGGCATTGGCTTACGACAGCCTGGATGGGGAGCCTCTACCGGAGATGGCTTCGCTCATCCAGGAGCAATTCGCCAAGGGGCCGTTCCCTCCGTATTGCGAACTCTGCCGGTCGCGCTCCCTGTATGCCGAAGATGCCGCGCTGAAATTCTCCACGCTCGCGGAAGCCATGCCTTTCCTGATGGAGAGTCACCGGCAGCAGCTTGCCACGAGACAGTTTGTAGCCGGTCAAGCGCGCGTGTTGTAGCCGCTCAAGCGAGCGTGTCGAACCGGACCAGCTTCTGATTGCCCAGCAAAGGCAGGGAGCGCTCGTAAATCCCCAACTCCACTAAGTCCTGCGGGGAGCACTTCGACCAGTTCATGCCGTTCAAGAGGCCGCACCTGGTGAGTGTCGAGCACACGAATGCCGAGCACACCATGCGGTCCAATTTCTCGCCTTGCGCCACGCGCGCGCCGATCATCGGGATATCGCGCAACAGGAAGTCGAACAGTCCCTGAACGTCGTAAGAGACGTGATCCTGGCACGCTCCGATCCACCGATAGAACTTCTGCCAATCGATCTTCTGGCGGCTCGCCGCGCTCAAGAGCAGCGCCGTGGCGGTCCCGCGCGGCGCGTATTCTAGCTCGATCACAGTACCCAGCGGGTTGCTCTGTACGCCGTTGCGGTCCCCGGCCTTCAGCCGCATGGGCCGCGTCGATTCCGCGATCAGAACGTCGTGCCAGTCCGAACAGCTCCAGACGGCCGGCTGCCGCACGATGGCCGTGTGCGATTCGGTGGGCGCAAACAGCTCGATCAGGAACGAGAGCGGGCTGCCGGCGCCGCGGAATACGATCACGTCTCCCGCGCGGAGTAAGTGGCGGTTCTGCTGGTAGAGGGTCATGGGTACTATTGAGGTAAGCGGCGAGTTATTGCACCCGTTCATCCACAGGCCCGCACAAAGCTTGTTCCATCGGATCGTTGTAATCGATTCCTCCAGGAACCATCTGTACTCTGCTATTCGATGCCGGGGTCAATCCGAATTCCCGCTGTCTGACCAGGACGGCTCTCTCCAATTCACGGATCGACAGCATGGCCCGGCGCCCTTCGATACTTCGGGAAATATGGACCGAGGCATTCCCGGCAATCGTCTGCCCCGCCTCTTTGGCCTTGGCACGCAAAGCCGTCTTGAGCTTCTGCCATCCATCCCTCAGCTCGTCGAGCATGGCTTGGTCTTCGCAGAGCTGGGCCAGGGCGGAAGCATCCACGCGGCGTAAGACTCCGCTGGCCGCCATCTCTTGAACCAGCGAGTGCCAGACCTTGCGGGCACCGGCCGAGAGATTCGACGGAGCGAGCGGGCAGCCGGAAGGGTACTGCGGCTCGTTCTCGGGCAGGGGACGCTTCGAGGGGTTGCCGTTCAGGATTCGGAGCTTGGTAGGCTGTGGCGCCGGGCCGCGGAGTCCCATCAGAATGTCGCAATCACTACGTAGTGTTGTGCTATCATGGAGCCTGTGAATCCTTCGGATCTCGGACGCGCCCTGAACGCCCTGCGCAAGCACCGCGGCGGCGGCGGCGCGAAGCCTCGCACGGTCGAGCACGATCCCAAGGCCCGCTACTGCCTGTGCGTCGAGTGCCGCAAGGCCCGCGGCCACTACCCGTCGCACCTGCTCCCGCCCAAAAAGCCCAAGAAGCGCCAGAAGCGCGGCTAACCCATTGAAAACACGCAGCAAATAAATAGCGCGATTGCGCTTGACAATCACAACGTTGTCATTGTATACTTTGAATATGAAGAACGCAAACGATCAATTCAAAGTCGGAAACGAGCGGTTCACCTCATACGAGCTGGCCTGCAAGCAATCGGATGCCACGGGCGAGCCGGTACTGATCCTGGACAACGGCACGCTCAGCAATTTCCCGACGTGGCGCGAATTGGCGTCCTGCGAAGTAAACGACGACGAAGACTAAGACAGACCAATAAGGGGAGACGACGAACATGGCACACAACATCAACACCTACATCGGACGGCAGGCCGCCTGGCACAAGCTGGGAACGGTAACCGGCAAGTTCATGACCTGGGATGAAATCCAGGCCCACGGCGGGTTGAACTTCGTACCCGTCAAAGAGCAACTCATGAGCGCGGACGGAAAACCAGTCGGCGCCTGGGGCGTCTTCCGCCCCGACACCCGCGCGTTCCTGGGAGCGGTGGGCGAGCAGTACACCATCATCGATCACGCCCAAGGGTTCCGCATGATCGATGCCTTGATCGGCGAGCAGAACGGCGCGCACTACGAGACCGCCGGCTGCCTGGGCGAAGGCGAAACCGTTTGGGGTCTCGCGAATCTGAACATGGACATCGCCGTGGGAGACGACAAGAGCACCACCTACCTGCTCTTTGCTACCGCGCATAACGGCACATTCGCGCATCTCTACCGCACCACGTTTACCCGGGTGGTCTGCCAGAACACCCTGAACGCGGCGTTATCGAGCAAGGCGACTTCCCAATTCCGCGTGCGCCACACCGCCGGCGCCCAAAGCAAACTGGATCGCGCCCACGATGCGCTGGCGCAGATCTCGACCGAGGTTAAAACCATGGAGCAGAAATTGAACCTGCTGGCCACCCGCAAGATGACCCGCGAGGCGATGGGCACGATCCTCGACCGTCTCTTCCCGCAGCGCAAGGGCGAAGACGGCAAGCCGATCGATTCGACCCGGCGCAACAACATCCTGACCGACGTGCTCGCCTGCTACGAGTCCAACGACCGGAACGCTTTCCCGGAGCAGCGCGGAACGGCTTACAACCTGCTGAACGCGATCACCGAATATACCGACCACAAGGCCAGCACGTGGGCCGGCGACAACGGCAAGTCGGCCATGTTCGGATCGGGCGACCGCCTCAAGACGCAAGCGCTCGAAGTGCTGCTCGAAAGCGCCAGCGGCCTGGCGCCGGTCGCGCAGACGATGTACGCGCCCGCGCCGGTCGCGCCCGTCGTTTCCTTCGGCTCAGTGCTCGATCAGGTCCTGGCTCAGACCGTGAACTAGGACCCATGCGGGGTTGGCGTGCCAGCCCGCCCCGCTTTCCTTTATCCGTACATGCGGTGTCTCAAGTGCCGCAGCCCGAACCGGGGTAGCCGAGAGAGAAGGAGAAACGCAATGACAGTCGATCCGCTCGCACTGATCAACTATCTCGGGTATTTCATCGGCGCCGTGTTCGCTCTGGCCGCCCTCAAGATCGCCCGCCGGGCATTGCGCTAAAGGAGAATTGCCATGACGCGCAAACAGGCAATCTTTCACGAGCGCATCCTTCGCGGGATGGGCGTCTACAAGCCCTACGTCTCGACGGCCGACGATTTGATGTACATCGAATCGTATCCGCTCACCGCGATCGTCAAGAATTCGCCGGTCGATCCGGAACGCGGCCCGTGCCATGCGGTCAAGATCACCGATGCGAGCCTGGCCCGCGAGAATGCCGATTCGACGCTAACGACCCTGCGCGTTTTCATCGGGCAGGATTTGCTGCGCGTGGTCGGCCAGCTCCTGATGGATTTTCACGGCCCGGCATACGAACGCGCGCAGGCTCAAGATGCGCAAGCAGGCATCGAAGGGAGACGCAAATGAAAACCTTCATCCCCGGATTGAGCTTTAGCTGGAAACGCGCATTGGGCATCGGCGCCGCCAAGGGACATCTCTCCCGCGCGATCGGAATCCCTTTGACGCGACAGGGCCGGGAGCGCAAGGCCGGCCGGCTGTTGTTCGCGCTGATCGGCAGATTGTTCAGGGGGATTCGCTAAATGGAACTCCCTGGCATCCTCACCTATCACGAATCGACCGTCCGGGCCAACACCTGGATACATGCCGAATGCGGAACCGGCGGGCCTTATTTCGTTCGCGTCTACACCGCCGGCATCGTGACGTACGAAGAGCAGTGCCCGAATCCCACCCGCGCGAGAGAACGCTTCGAGCGCGTCGTGGAAGAGCATTACGCGATCAGCAGTACCGGATCGTTGCAGCGATCCGCATAAACCAAAGGAGGACGACGAAATGCCCGAAACGAACCGAATCACCGTTGATACGAAAGCCTTCACGCGCGAGCTGGAATGGTGCGCGCGATTCATCGAACGCAAAACATCCATCCCGGTCCTGACCAACGTGCTGTTTCAAAAACGCGGCGATCTGTTACACCTGACCGGCACGGATCTGGAAATCGGCGGAATCACCAGCGTCGAAGTGTCTGGCGAGGGGCCGGACTTCGAACTGACCGTACCCGTCCACTTGCTGGTCAAGTACCTGAAGAAAATAGACGAGCGCGCCGTGTCGCTGCTGCCCGACATCGCCTGGACGCCGCTTTGTGAAGGCCCGCATCCGGAGGATTGCAAGGACGACGCCTGCCGTTGCGATCTCAAACAGGAAATCATCAGCGTCGCGTTGCGTCTGAAACATGGCGATGATGGTTCCATGAACGTCGGCGGCCTGCCCGCGTCTCAATACCCTGAGCTGCCCAGCCGTCCGCTCGCCACGTGTGAACTCACCGGACTCGAATCCGCGATCCCGCGCGCCCTGATTTCCATTTCGAACGACGAATCCCGGTTCACCTTGAACGGCGCGCTGCTGGTCGTCAAAGGCCATCAGGCCCGTCTCATCTCCACCGATGGGCACCGGTTATCGGCAGTCGATCTGAAATCTCACGATTACGCCAAACACATAAAGACGCTCATCCCGCGCAAGGCACTGAGCGAATTGCAACGCCTGGGCGATAGCGCGTTCTTCTGCGCGGATAAGGAACACGCCTTCTTCGCGGTGGGCGTCCGCGTGATCGTCGCGCGCAAATTGACCGGCAACTTTCCGGACTACGAGCGCGTGTTGCCACCCGGTCTGCCTTACGCCGCCGATGTCTCGGTTGCCCCGTTCCGCAAGGTGCTGGACCGCGTGGCCCTGTTTGCGGACGAGCGCAGTCATGCGGTGATGCTCACCGTGAACGGCGCCCTCAACCTTTCGGCCAAAACTCACGAGCAAGGGGCCGAGGGCAAAGTCCTGATCGATTGCGTCCGCCGGCTCGACGGAGAGAACGGCTACGACCCGCTGCCCAACGGCTTGGCCTACCCGTACGCGGCCGGCTTCAACGCCTGCTACCTCGCCGATTTCCTGAAGGCCGCCGGCGTCCCCGACGTGCGGTTCCTGTTCCACAAGTGCGCCGCCGCGGCCGAATGGAGCGCGCCTGGGTGGCGATACATCCTGATGCCCATGCGCGGTATGGGTGAATCCGACCCATGCGCGGTGGGCGATTCCGAAATGCTGCAATGGGCGAAGGACGAAGCCTACGTCCCGGCACCCATCGAGGATGCTTACAAGCACCTGCCGGCGTGCTCCGGATGCGGCTGCCGGACTGTCAACGAATGCCGGGTGTGCGACGTCTGCGCCCTGGCCGCCGCCGAGTCGAGTCCCGAACCCGTAGCTGTCGAATCCGTCGCCAGCGATGCGATTCCCGCGGTTCCTGACGCGCCAGTTCCTGTCGCCGTGGCCGATACAATCGCGTCAGACGACATGCTCGATGCGGTAGGCGCCGCCCTGCTGTTAGGGATTCATCAGGCTACGATCTACATCCGCGTGAAGGCCGGCAAAATGCCGCCCGCCGTCAAAGTCGGCCGCCGCATGATGTGGAACCGGGCCGTCCTCGAAGCGTTGAAGGCGGCCTGAATCCAATGCCAATGCTGCTCTT